GGAAACCCACTCCGGGTAAACATCAAGTAAGAATCGTTCCTTACAAATTCTCTCCTGAGAATCCTTTCATTGAACTATTCTTCCACTACAACATCAACAACAAAACTTACTTATCTCCATCTTCGTTCGGGCGTCCTGACCCTATCGTAGAATTTGCTGAGAAATTGAAGCGAATGGGTGATAAAGAAGATTGGAAGGCGGCTAAGAAAATGGAGCCGAAACTTCGTACTTTTGTTCCTGTTCTTGTTCGTGGTGAAGAAGGTGAAGGAATTAAGTTTTGGGGATTCGGAAAGACTGTTTATCAGGAAATCTTAGGTTACATTGCTGACCCAGACTATGGTGATATTACTGACCCTACAAATGGTAGAGATATTACTATTGAGTATGTATCGGCTGAAGATGCAGGAACTTCTTATCCTGTAACTACTATCCGTGTTAAACCAAATGTAACCCCATTGGCATCAGATGAAACTGCAATCCAAAACTTTATGGAATCTCAAAGTAACATTACTGATATCTATTCAGAATTATCTTACGATGAGTTGAAATCAGTATTAGAAGGTTGGTTAAACCCAACTGCCGAAGAAGGTGAAGAGAGTGTAAGTGAATCTAATCTTTCAACACCATCAACTCCTCAATCAGCTACAGTAACTGCAGCACCAACGAATGAGGTAACTACTGAAGAAAAAAAGAAATTGGATGATGTAGCATCAGCATTTGATGATTTATTTAACGGATAATCTAATTTAAATGGCGAAAAAAGAAATGGATTTAGCGGCGGAACTAGCTTCCGAGCTAAACAAAACGAACAAAGACCAAAAGGTTGCTTTCTTCTTAGGACAGGATGATGCACCCACTAATGTTGAGGGATGGATATCGACTGGAGCAGCTATGTTGGATGTTGCCATTTCGAATCGCCCTTATGGTGGACTTCCCGTTGGTAGAATTACAGAAATCACTGGTTTAGAACAAAGTGGAAAATCATTAGTATCTGCACACCTCCTTGCTGAAACACAAAGGCAAGGTGGTGTTGCGGTTCTAATCGATACTGAAACTGCGGTAAGTAGGGAATTCTTAGAGGCTATTGGAGTAGATGTAACAAAACTCCTTTATGTATCAGCTGATTCAGTTGAACAAATCTTTGAATTTACCGAAACTATCATTGAAAAGGTAAGAACCACACAAAAGGATAAGATAGTAACAATCGTAGTGGATTCAGTTGCTGCAGCATCAACAAAGAATGAGTTGGCTGCAGATTACGGAAAAGATGGATATGCTACTGATAAAGCTATTATCATCTCAAAGGCGATGAGAAAGATTACCAATATGATTGGTAGACAAAAGGTAACATTGGTATTCACTAATCAACTTAGACAGAAAATGAACGCTATGTTTGGTGACCCGTGGACTACTTCTGGAGGGAAAGCTCTTGCATTCCATGCATCAGTTAGACTTCGTTTGAAGAATATGGGACAAATCAAACAAAAGGTTAATGGGCAAGATAAAACCATTGGTATGAAAGTTCGTTGTCAAGTTATCAAAAACCGAATGGGACCACCACTTCGCTCAGCTGATTTTGAAATATTCTTCGATAGAGGTATAGATAACTATGGTTCTTGGTTAGGAGTAATGAAAGAAAATAAGTTGGTTAAGCAGGCTGGTGCTTGGTACACTTATGTGGATACTGAAACTGGAGAAGAAATCAAATTTCAATCTAAGGATTTCATCGAAATGATGGATGATAGAGATGATTTGAGGGAACAAATTTACAAAAAGATTTGTGAAGAAACGATTCTACAATATAAATCAGATTCCAAAGATATTGATTCACATGAATTGGATACCGATGGTGCTGAAGTTGTAGATTAAATTAAAATAATAATAAGTTATGAGCAGATTAAGAGAAATGTTAAAAACATCCGCTGAAGCGGATAAAGCAAAAGCACTCCTTACATTGGAGTTGTTGGAGAAACATCCCGCTGGGATTGGTGACCATTCAACTGGTGATTTCTATGAGAACGCAGAAGCTGCATTACAAATGTTGGTAGATGCAAATGATAGATTGGAAACAATTGATAAGTACTTTGGTGTTCAAAATACTTACACCACTACAACAACTATGTAATGAGAGAACTCTATAAAGATATCCTCAACGAAGTAAATGAGGAACACAAAACAAATCATCTTCGTGAAAGGAATAGTAGAGTTCTTGTTATTGATGGACTAAACACCTTTATCCGTAGCTGGACAACCAACCCCACAATGAATGAGGATGGTGACCATACGGGTGGGGTGATTGGTTCACTCAAATCCATTGGATTCCAAATCAGAGAATTCAATCCAACTCGTTGTATTGTAACTTTTGATGGACAAAATGGTTCACAATCCAGAAAAAGAATTCACGAAGGATATAAGGCAGGTAGAGAGAAGAATCGATTCAGAGTTAATCGTCAATATGGTGAAATGATGACTGAAGAACAAGAAAGACTCTCTATGAAACAACAATTTGTTTGGTTAAACGATATATTGGATTATCTTCCAGTTCAAACTATGATTTATGATGGTATTGAAGCAGATGATACAATTGCATATTTAACTAAACACACCGAAGAAAACGAAAATGGTGAAGTTGTTATTGTTTCAACAGATAAAGATTTCCTACAATTAGTTTCTGAAAAGGTTAAGGTGTTCTCACCAACTAAAAAGAAGATGTATGATAGGCAAATGGTTTATGATGAGTTTGGAATATGGCCACAAAATATTTTGTTATATAGAACTTTGGATGGGGATAAATCTGATAATATACCAGGTATCAGAGGATGTGGTATTAAAACCCTTTTAAAGAGGTTTCCTGAACTTTCTGAGGATAGGTTGATAACACATGAGGATTTCTTCCAAATGTGTGAGGATAAGAAAGGTAAAATCAAATTATATGATGATATCTTAAATGCTAAAGACCAACTTCTTATGAATAAGAGGTTAATGGAATTGCATGAACCACACATTCCAACTAACCAAAAGCTAAAGATTTTGGATAGATATAATGAGGATGATGTAGAATTTAAAAAGCTAGATTTCCTTAGAGTTGGACAGAAATACAAAATTCTCCAAAATTGGAGAGATATAAATGATTGGTTACATTCAACCTTTCAGAACATTATTACAAAATAGTTTTGATATATCACAAATTTTTCGTATATTTGTGAAATCAAATTAGGTTATAGATACATGCAAAACATAGACACTCTTTCCAAATACGGTCAATCATTTCAAACAAAGGTACTTTCTTCATTGATTGCTGATGTTCGTATGTTGGATACACTTAGTGAGATTATACATCCAAAATTCTTTGAATCTGAAGCAAATAAATGGATTGCGGAAGAAGTGGTTTCTTATTACGATGAGTTTAAGAAATCACCAACCTTAGATGTATTTAAAGTTGAGGTTTCAAAATTAGATGATAAGGGATTTCAGAAGAGTGTGGTAGAGCAACTTAAATCAGTATTCACTCAAGTTGGTGATTCGGATTTGGAGTATGTGAAGAAAGAATTTTCTTCATTTTGTATTAACCAAAACCTAAAAAATGCAATTGTTCAATCTATTGACTTACTCAAAGCTGGAAACTACGATAGAATCAAAGATTTAGTAGATAAAGCAATGAAGGTAGGAGTGGATTCCGATTTGGGACACGATTACCTTTTGGACTTTGAAGAAAGAACTGAGGATGTTAATAGAAATACCGTTCCAACTGGTTGGGATTGTATTAATGAATTGATGGATGGTGGTTTGGGACCTGGTGAATTGGGAGTAGCAGTAGCACCTTCTGGAGTTGGAAAGACTTGGGTACTATGTGCATTAGGAGCAGCAGCTGTGAAAGCTGGACTCAATGTAGTACATTATTCATTGGAATTATCAGAACATTATGTTGGGCAGAGATACGATACTGTATTTACACAAATCCCATCAGCTGATGTGAAAGATAAGAAAGATGAGGTATTAGATAAAATACAAAGATTAAGAGGTAAACTCCTTATTAAGTATTTCCCACCTAAAGGTGTATCCGCTAAAAAGATAGAAGCCCATATTGAGAAAATGACAGCAGCAGGAAATAAACCTGATTTGATTATTATTGACTACGCTGATTTGTTACTTTCTCATTCCAATAAATCTGATTCAACCTATGGTGAGCAAGGTGGTGTTTACATTGAGTTGAGAGGTATTAGTGGAGAGTTGGGTATTCCAATTTGGACAGCATCCCAAACCAATCGTTCAGCAATTGATTCTGAAGTTATTGAAGCGGATAAG